TCCCCTGTCCGATGTCAGCGAGATGGTCCCCCGCCCCTTCGAGGAAGGGTATGGCGTCCTCGAACGCCCCGACTCAGGAGGTTGCCGACGGGTTCCAGCGCCTTCTCCGCCTTGTGTTGCAGGATGGCCATCCGGTCGCCGAGCGACATCGAGGCATCGGCTGCTGTGAGGACGGTCTCTTCTGACGCATCAAGCATCGTGACGAAATCGCCGAGGTCAAGATTACCTGACCGGATCGCTGCAGCCATCTCTGCGGCGCCCCGGGCGCCGAAGACTTCGGCGGCGATCGAGACCGCCTCGATCTCAGTCCCCGCCTCCCTCACCTGCCGAGGCGAGTTCGTCGAGGCGCTTCGACCCGGATCAGTGATGCCTTTACCGGCGAGGTTGCCGAGACCCATCTTCATGCCGGCGAGGGCAGCTTCGATGTTTACGCCCCCTTTCTCAAACTTACCGAGACCGCTACTGAATCCTTAAGGTCAAATCCCAACCCTCGGAGCGTCGACCCGTATTGCGTGGTCAACGTAGAGAGTCTGTCGACTCCGATCCCGGTCGACTGCGAGACCTTGAATAGGTAATCGAGCATCCCCGTCTGTTCTTCGGCGGCGACATTCCAGTTGCCAAAGAGCCGGGTAACCTCTTTGATGTTCGAGGCAACATCAGTCCCAGTGATCCGGGAAAGTTCCCAAGAACCGAGTCGCCATATTTTGCAACGGTTTCCCGGTGAGCCCGAGCCGGGTGTTGAGGTCTGCGATCGCCGTCCCGACCTCACCGGCGCGCCGGCGGGATTGTGCCGAACACCGCGTCAAAATCAGATTTGAGGGCTTCCAGATCCTCCCCGGTCGCACCCGACCCAACCCGGATCGCGTTGTACGCTTTGTTGATGTTATCTGCGGCGAGGACGGCTGCGGTTCCGAGACTGGCGATTGCGGCGCCAACGGCGGCGATCGGGACGGCAAGGGTCTTCATCTTCGACGCAAAGCCTGTGGCGAGACCTATGAGTTTGGTCCTTCGCCGCCCCTCATGGGGGCTGCGAGTGAGGAGAGCCCCGAAGATATCCCGGCCGTAACGCCTTTGAACTTGTCGCCGACCGCGGCGAGCGTGGGTGAGAGCGAGGAGAGTTTAGACGCAATCCCCGAGGTGGCCCCTTTGACCTTCTCCCCCATGGTGGCGAGCGTGGGTGAGAGCGAAGAGAGTTTATCGGAGAACCTCGTTGCGANGCTCGCCAGTCTTCTGCTTCGCACTATCGATCCCGGTATCGAACCCTTTCTTATCGAGGCCCAGGGTCGCTACGAGGTTCCCGACGTTCAGCGCCATGTGTCGTTACCGTCCCACCGAATATCAGTGCTATTTCTTTGCATCGTCGTTTCATCTCCTCCGGCGACTGGCGGCTGTTTTGGCGTCGTGTCCGGGAAGATATCTTTCCAGGTCCCACACCCGGTCCGTCCGTTTCTGCCGGAGCGAGTTGTAGATCGCGGCCGCAACCGTCCCGGCCCGAACATTCTCCATCTGGTGCTGCTGCCGGTCGCGGGCGGCCTTGCAGCGATCGTGATCGCAATCTCCGCCGGCGTCAGGTCGTAGAGGATGCGGGGATCATCGAAGTACCCGGTTTCCGCGGCAAGGTCGAGGTACTCGTGCATCCACCCGGAGAACGGTTTCAGTTTCCCGTATCGCCCGCGGGTTTCTTCGTCGAGGCCGACTGCATCGCGTCGTTCAGGAGTTCCGCGAGTTCTTCGATGGTGATGTTGTCGAGGACGGTCTCAAACTCCGCGTCCGTCAACATCTTGCCGTCTTTCCGCATGCAGAGTTTGACGAGCCTCGCTGTCATGGTGACGTTTCGGGTCGTCGCCGAGCATCTTCGGGAGATCGGTGATCTTCGTCTCGAACTCCCGCTCGATCGCGATCGAGGTCCCGGCGGAGAAGCGGAGGGTGTAGTTCACCCCTCCGATCTCCCGGGTCACGTTTGGGATCATGTTGAGGACGCCTCACTGAACACGGGCGGAGTCTTGCCGTCGATCCGCAGGGTGAACGTCCGCTGCACTTTTTCGTCCTTGGGGACAGCGATCCGATCCCGGACACAAACGCCGTGAAGGTGAGCGTCGAGGAGTCCGGGAACGTGATCGTGTACTGCGCCGAGTCCCCGCTGACAAACGCCTGCGTCAGCCGGGTGTTCCCGCTCGTGTCCTTGTTGTAGTTCACGGTCAGGTCAAACGTGCCGGCGTCCTTGAGGCCCTGCACGAAGGTCTTCCACCCGCCGGCGCCGTAGACGGTGTCTTCGATCTCATCTGCGGTGAGCGAGAGGTCACCGATCGCGTCCACGTTGGCGATGGCGCCGACGGAGTCTGCGATAGTCGTTGTCTTGCCGATATAGGTCGTCATGTATACCACTTGTTGATGTCAAACTGCACCGGGCATGACCCGGTCGGTGCTGTCGGGTAGTCATCGCCGGGGCGGACCACTGCGAGTAATCGTAGTAGGTGCCGCAAGAAGGCGATCGCGGACAGGCGCGGTTCAGTCACTCCGGTCGGTAAGAACCGGAACGACCGATGGACTCAGTCCGTCCCGGGGCGTCTCCTGCCCGAGAGCGGAGACGAACGCCTCGAACGCGTACGCCGAGTGGTCCGGGAAGATCAGAGCATATTCCGCGGACTCGCCCGATTCGTAGCGGTCGAGGAGCCGGACCACCGGTTCGTCGTTCTCCGCCGGTAGTTCAGGCGGACGGTGACCGGGGCGTCCCGTTTCAGGCCGACCCGGTGCGTCCGGCGTTCCCGCGGTCCGTGCGTCGTGGTCTCGATCTCGGTGCGTTCGAGGTCGAGCCGGCCGATCGCGGAGACCGGGGCGATGGTGACGCCGGCGGTCACGTCGTAGAGGATGGATCCTTTGCCAATCATGGTTCGTGCCATTTCGATAGGTCATAGTAGGCGCCGCACAGGCCGATGACCGGTGCCGCCCGCTCGCGCATCGTGGCGAAGTTCAGGCTGAACTCATGCGTCTCCCCCTGGCTCGTGGCGGCTTTCCCGAGGTAGGCCGGATCACTCATCGCCGTGACGGAGAGGTAGCGGGTGCCGTTGATCGGCCAGTTCGCGAGCCCGTCGAATGCGTCCCGGATCTGGTCGGCCTTGTCGCGGGCGAGTAGGTAGGCCGGGTTGCGGACGAGGATCTGCACCGAGGGGTGGTCGATCACCTCTCCCGGTCCGTAGTCATGATACGGAGCCGGACCGCCGGTCTCGACGACGGTGATCGCGGCCGCCCGGTCCGGGACTCCCCCGAGCCACAGGTTGATGCCAGGTGTGCCAATCCCGAGCTCGGTCAGGTACTGCACGAAGTCGTCGCCGACGCTCACGGTTTCACCTGCCCGAGGAGTTTCTGGAGATACTTCGCGTATTCTCCGGAGAGGTGATTTACGGCGTTCTCCAAGAACTTCGCTTCCCCAACGGGGTGGCGGACACCGAGCCGTTCATGGACCGGGACGGCATATGCCTTCCCCTTCTCCCAGGTTGCGCCGAACTTCTCGTAGCCGACCACCTGCACGTAGGTGTCGCCGTCCCGGAGCGGCCCTCGTTGAAGACCCGGGACCGGAGTTCCCCGGTCTCGACGGGGCACCGGCGGGTGGACTCGCCTTCCACCCGGCCGCCGAACTTCCGCATACCGTCCGCGACCGCGTCCGTCATCCGGTCCTTATAGACCTCCAGGTTCGCGATCAGCGTCTGGTCGCCGTTGACATACGCCACCTTCACGCTTGGTCTGGCCATGATCTTAACTCCGGCTGTAGATCGTCTCGATGCCGCCGATCTCCTCCCCGGTCTCCGGGTCAGTCGCAATCACGATATCTGCGATCTTGACCCGCCGGATCTCCTCGTTCCCGTTGAGGAATACGTATTCGTCGTTCTGTACCAGGAGGCGGTCGGCGTCGATCTCCTCGGCCCCGACGGCCGTGTGGACTCGCATAATCTGTTTTCTAGTCATTCAGTCACCTCGACCGGGTCGAATGCGACCCGGAGGAATGGGTGTCGTTCGGCGATCTGGCAGTTGAGACCGTGGCAATCCGCGTGTTTCGTGTAGCCGATCCAGGACGCAATCGAAGAGCGAGCGTCGCCGTCGAATGTCCCGCCTCCATCTGTTGCGGGCGCGGGAATCGTTCAGTCACCTGCATCAGATCCTTCGCCAGGTCGTACGATTTCTGCAGATTTTCAGAACGCTCGTGCTGTTGTACCATGTAGTCGCCAGATTTCCAGATCAACAGACTCCGCGGAAAGCCGATGAGGCCGTGCGCGTCGGACGGGGCGGAGGTTCACGTAAAGGCAGAACAGTCCAGCGGTACGCGCCATGGTTCCAAGACCGCCCCGTAACGCAGCACGCTGACCGGTTGCCTGCCAGTAGTTAATCATTGTCATACTCTGCTCTTGCAGAGCCAACCGTTGCCGGAGAGAACGCGTCTGCCGCGAGGGACCGGTTGCCGTCCTTCGTTTGGGGCGTAGAGTGTCGCGATGTTGCCGTTTGCGGTCGGCAGCACGAGACCCGCGCCCGGATATCCGGCGTCGATCGTGTGGTCCGTGGTCCCGATGAGCATGTCGACCCACTCCCAGGCGTTCCCGACGAGGTCGTAGACCCCCGACTCCTTGCCGTTGAGGCTCCATGAGGTCGGCCCGTGCCCGCGAGACACCGGGAGATCGCGTTGCCGTTATATCCAGGGCGCACCGGTCCCGGCCGCCCCTCGTAGATCGCGTTCCGCGGGTCGGCGGCGTCCTTACCCCAGTCCGTGTTACCTTTCGGGTAGCCGAGTCCGTACTGGTAGAGGTGCTT